ATGGGCAACGAGGGGTTGTAGGCCCCACTCACCTCAGAACCAAGGACCGGCACAAAAGAAGCGGGAGTGTCAAAATCAGAATCCTGTGCAACTTCAGCACGCCACTCCAAAACTGAAGCGACGGTGTTCTGTGCACGCGCATGGATGGTAATCTCGAAAGTCCCGTATGGAATGTACAAGTGTTCGAACTGGGGTGATCCGTCGGCATCTACCATGATGCCAACAGGATTGTTGTTTCCGTCAAGCCACGGCAGGATCGCCACTGGTGAAGCGGGTTGTGAGTACAGCACAGTGAGCTCTGTGTTGAACTTGGAGGCGAGGAGCGGCTCTGTTGCGACCTTTTTGTCGACAAACGCAACATCCATCTTCACGTCAATGAACCCAACATCGAGCATGTCAGGGATAGTTCCAGTCTCAAGGGTGTTGAAACCGTCAGTTGCGACGTAAAAGACACCGGCGTCGTAGTTATTGATATCGCCTTCGACGAAACCACGACGGGTGAACTTGAGTTCATCAAACGCCTCCTCCAAATCACCCTTGCGGATGCGGAGGTTGCGGTTGGCGTTGATGTTGCCAGACGCGTAAACCGCGTTCTGGGTTGCCTCAAGCATGTTTGTTGGCAGGGGGTCGGATGCGTTGGGAAGCCATCCCAGCACAATGTTGCCGGCGGAAGTGGTGGGGGTGTTCGTGACGAACATGAACTCGAGAGCCTTAACAGCCCAACGAGCCCACCCCGCACCCATCGTATCCGCCAACCACGGAAGGAAACTCTGAAGTCCCGGTTGCACAAATTGCACAACGGAACACAAGAATGCACCATCCGTGGCTGCGGTAACGACGGCAGCACGTTCATGGTGCTGTCGTTGCCAGCCGGTCGTTTCGGCAGCGCGCTCGATGAAGTTGTCCAGGGTGGAACCCGCTTCACGACTGTGCATGTGGGTTGTCGCCTTTTGGGGACGCTTGTGAGGCCGCGTTTTGGGTACGGCTTCCTTCTTCATCTCGGTCATTCGAGCTTTGTTGACCATGGGCAGCGACTTATCAGCGGACTAAGCTAAAGTTTTGAAGTCGCTCGGGGTCCCAACAACCCCGCAGCAAAGTCCGCGTGTGGGCCAGCTTAGGCCTTAGGCGCCTTGGCGCCCTTGACCGTGCCGACCACTTTCCAACCAGTCGAGCGTTGACCACTCTTCTTGTTGGTTACTCTGGCCTTGCCTTTGCCTTTGTCGACCTTCTTCCTCGTGGGCACGCCACTGTCGGAATCCGGCTTCTTCGAAGTCGTGTTCTTGACAGCAGCTGCTGATTCAGGGGCGACGGCGGCTATGACTTTGGCAGAGTCCGCATCACGATCACGTTGTTTCTGAATGTCATTGAAGAGCTTAACAGCTTCCTCAGCGTTCGTGCACTCAGACAGACGTTTCGGGACCGGGGGAGGGGGCTGAGCTTCCGGATGTTGGGCCTCCGCAGGCTCGCCAACGCGGTGGTCGTCGTCACCGACCACTACGTCAAATTCACTCGCGTACACTTCTTGACAAGGGCTGTCGTAGTGCATGCATTCATCGACGCTCTTGAACGAGCAGAATGCAGCGAGTAGGTGTTCACCGTTTGAAACGTAGAGCTCCCCAGTCTCTTCGTATATTTCGGGACGCACCCAGTCTGCGTCATCGTTGGGCCATTGGGCATCGCCTTCCTCAGATTCTCTCGTGAGGTAATTGGCCTCTGCAGTTAACCTTAGGGGCCGGCCCTCGCTCCGAGCGAGGTCGACCACTTTGGAAACAATGTCACCCAGGAGCGGGGTGTTCTTGTCTGAGAGGTAATACGAATAACACTTATCAACAAAGAGCTGAGTGTTGTCCGGACGACCGGGCATAAGAGGACTCGTGGTGACATGGAGCTTGCAGAGCTGACGAGGGACGTCAGCACAGCTCGTGGGATCACCGATCCAAACCCGTGGTGAAAAGTGGCGAGCAAGGAAGCTCACTTTTTCACCTCGAAGGCGCAACCTAGCCTTGGGGCGCAACCCCAATTGCTTTGAACGCGTTTTGAAGAGCTCGCTGTCTAGATCTCCAGCGGCCCCATCATCGCCGCCTGCCATGGCCTTATTGCAGAGCTCCGACCACGCCTGTTCCGGCGTGAAGTACTCGCCTCCCTCACCCCGCATACCGCGGTACGTGCTATACAGCACGAACGCCGCGATGACGGTGTTGAGGAGTGAAGTGCCGGCTTCGCCGCTAGCGCGTGCGTCACCTTGCTCATACGAGACTCCTGAGTCGAAGTAGAACTTGCAATGTCTGAGGGACTTGAGAACGTTGTCAACCTCGTCATGGTGTTCAGGGGCGAAGGCCGCGTGGAACAGCGGCCGTTCAATCATCTGTCGGAACCATGCACTTATTGTCCCGTCCATCCGACTGAAATCCGTTTCGACCATATAGGTCGAGTTTGTCGCGCAGCGCGCGATGGAGCGCGCAATCCCTCCGGGCTGTTGGCCAAATGCGTACCAAGGCAGCCTCTTGATCAAGACGGCCAGGGAGTAAACCAACATCGCTGAGTCTACCTTGATGTTGCCTTTGATGTTTGAGATGATTCTTGGGTCCTTCACCTCAACACCGGCAACACCGGGCATGCCCTCAACGGGCACGGTGCCTGTGCCCGCCTCAACCTTGATGAAAGCGCCGTGTTTCTCTGGGTAGGGAGCCACGACTCTGGTTGAGGCAATGTTGGCTGCAACTTGGTTGGGGCGGTTCTGTTTCTCCAGAATCTCCTCAAAGTCCACAGGGTGCAGCGAGTGCACAAGCTCGGGCGGCACTAAGAATCGGATAAATTCTATTGCGAAGTCGACAAAGAATGAGCCAGGGCTCGGATCTGCTTTGACTGACGTGATGCGGCCTTGGACGGCCGCCTCGCATGCCGGTGCATCGATAGCGTGTGCGGTGGGTGCGTGCATCAACGGGTTTGCGATTGCCCGAAGCTTCGACGGAGAGTCAAAGTCCACGTCACCCTTGGCGGTCTTCCAGCGGATTGTCTGGACTCCCACCACTGTGCCCCACTCGACGTAATCGTGGGGACACTCCCTTATAAAGTTCAGAGCCACTGAACCCTTCAGGGGACTGTCTGCTGCGTAAATCTTGGCCATGGATGCTCCCATTTTGGCTTTCGATATTCTCTCCGCAGCTACAAGACCAGCGAATTGTGCCGAGGTCAGACAGTCTTCCTCCATAAGGAGGGGATAGGAGAAGTGATGGAGAACGCTTCCATCCGCCTCAGTGGTTTTGAGGGCAAGGAACTCCCTCTGGCCACCGAACGGCGTTTTCTCCCCTTTGTGCAAAACGTTCAACCGGGAGAGCCAGTTGTGCTCAACATAGGCTTCAGCGAGCCAAGCCATGAGAGCTTCGGTCTTCATCGTTGGGACTAACAAGATGAGATCGCGGTTGTCGTGGATCTTTTTGCGTTCAACCGCATACACGCAGACAGTCAGCTTGCCAAGGCCGACATGCCTAACGAACCAATTGTCCCCCAACCCGCAGAGGTTGAGGATGTCCGAAACAATTGGAACGTAGGTGCCAGAATGAACCGAGATAGTGTCCCCACTGAAATCCCAGAGCTTCTGGCTGTAGCTCCCACCGCCTGCTACACGCTGTACAAAGTTACTCTCATGATCGAAAGTGTACGATGAATCAGCACCTAGGCCACAAAGTCTGTTGGGGCAGACATCGTAGATACCGTAGATGGTGCATGCGTCGGTTAGGAGCTGGTGCATATCAACGTGCGACGCTACGTCGACAACGCTTATGGGCGAGCACCCATCCCACTGGTCATTTCGATGACCAGCGAGGAAATCCTTGGCCAGGAAGGTGATGCGGTTTCCGGGCAGACCACGACGGAGCTGGGTCTTGCTCATCTGATAGTTGAACGCTTCAGCGTGCAAATACAGATTGCAAAACCGGGCAAACCCCTTCGTGGCTGCGGTCCGCAGACTGGCTGCATAAGGATGAGTATGCAACCCCTGGTTTCGTGCGCCTGCATCCGGTCGTGGAGGAACTGCGACTTCGAATTCGTGGAACAGAACCCGAATATCCTGCAGAGGGCGCATGAGATTGCTCTTGAACAGCATCCAACTGACGAGCACTTGCTTCGCGTCGACGTTAAGGCCAGCGTAGGCTTTGGCGATGATAGTGCCTACGATGAATCGAGCGAAGGGTGCAAGAGAGCGTAGCCAACCCACGACACACAAACAGCTTACCACTGCGGTGCCACTGCGAACTGGGTTGGCAGTAATTGTTTTTGTGAGGCGGAATAAAAGCCTCAAAAGCCCAGACTGGTGCATCAATTTGCCCCAGCTGAGCGCCGTGCATGCCTGCACGATTGCCTGTGCACCCAAACCGAGACCGGTCGGATGGTTGACAAGCATTTTTGCAATCATCTTGATCGCAACGCTAATGGATTGGATAGCCATTCTTCTATTCGCAGAATAGGTAAAGTGTCGAAACACCAG